GCCACAGTTCGTGGATCGTGATGTAGGAGGTTTCAAGCAGGGCTTCTTGCTGATCGAGGTCGTTCAGGTCTTCTTTGTAGACCCCGAAGTTGAACTGCGGAATGATCTTGGCTTTCAGCCCGTCATGCCCCCACATCAGCTTCATGATGGAAGAGCCGTTCGTCAAAGCCTCATCCAGCCCATCCCCGAACATCATATCAATGTCGTTCCGTTCCAGGCTCTTCGTCAGATACCTCGACCCAGCTTCCGACATCTTCAAAATATCTTCCGGGTACTCATTCTCAAATTCCATGAGGAACCGGAGGTCAAGCGGAGAATAAAGATACGAACTCATCCGGTCGATATGCGATTCCAGCCGGTTGTAGATTGCAGTATCACCTTCCGGACTGCCGGTGTATTTCCATTGCCGGAGAGTCGAGCAAAGGTTTGCACGGTCCCCCATTGACACCCTGCAATCGTCAATCAGCTGAATAACCTTCTTCAGAAGTTGACTCTTATTTTCCGGAAGCCTCATTACATAATTCCCATATGCCGAGTTTGCATCTTTTCCAACAAGCCGCGCTGAATCTTAGCCCCTGGCCGCGCGTCCGCTTTTAGCTGTTCAGTAGACATCTCTCCGACATTGCCTTGCCAGAAGTTGTGCCCGGTATCGGACGCGAAGCGAGTCACATCGTTATTCGGCATACGAGAGACAGCAGCTGCGTCGCCTTCCCGCAGACTATCTTTCATATCCGTATGGCCCGTAGAAGCCTCGTGATGCTTGTAAACTTGATCCACGCTTTTAGCGATGGCACTCCCTCCGATATTAACCCGCGGAAGCTGCGGTTCTTCCCCAGTCATATCCGCGCCGCAAAGTTCGCAGTTATCCGGCGGCGGCTCCTGCCTCGTCATATGCAAGAAACGGAATTGCCCGCCACAGTCCGGGCAGGCATACGTACGTTCGATCGGCATTACCAGTTCCACCTTTTCCCGCGTCTTGCCATTCTTGCAGCGTGGTCGCGTCCCATCTGCTGCCGGCGCATGAAGTCAGCTACGACATTCCCGGTGAAGACTCGGGTCATGTCTTCTTGTGTCCAGTTCTTCGCTTCGCGCTCTGCGGCCCGAGTCAGACCATTCGACTCCATCCGCTTCCGCTCGCCGTCGATCCAAGCGCGAGTTGAAAGCGCAGCCGCCATCACGCGATCGTCTTTTGCGGAGCCTTCGCCTTTAATGCTCAACCCGTCTTGGACGATTTTACGCATCTCCTCAAGAAGTTCGAGGGACTTCAGCCGGATCTGTCCCATAGCGAAGCCGTCACGGAACTGGTTAAAGATCACGGCTTTGTTGTTGATGTTGGTCTTCCAGTGGTAGGCTACGCCGCCGCCCATAGAATCAGCACGGGAGTAAAGGTAGTTCCGGACGTTCAGCAGAACGTTCCGCAGCCCTTTCTTATCATCCGGCGGGACGATCAACCCCTGCGTAAGCTGCGTTTGCAGGTGGCGGAACTCCGTGAAGACTGCTTCACCAGGGCCGTTCAACTCCAGCAGCAGCCGAGCGTTGCCGTAAAGCCCTGCAAGGTGCGCGACGATCCAAGAGAACTGATACGTCTTGATTGAGGGTGAAGCGAACTCCGCCACCTGATCCATGCCGTCCGCATAGACCCGGAAGATCTGCGCAACGTAGCGATCAGCTTCGTCTGACGAACCATACGCCGGGTCAGCCCCGATCACATACGTTCCCGCCGGATCAGGTTCTTCCCAAACCTTTAGCTGCGCCAGCTTCGCGTTCTTAACCGGCTCAATCGTGGTAGCCAGAAATTGTTCGCCCATGTAGTAGCGGTAGCCCTTGTACGGAAGCTTCACACACTCCTTCGCGGCTTCCGCCAGCGCAGTAGAGCTAAAGAAAGTACTCCCTGTAAGCATGAAGGCTTGTTCTTCATGCCAGGGCAGTTCTTGCTCGATGATGCTTGCGCCGGTCTCATCAATAATGTTCCCTTCTCCCGAAGGGTCTTTCTCATGCCGATACCAAGCAAGCTGCTCAAGCGTAACCTCAAAATCATACTTCCGCTGCACGTAAGAAATGAGTTCTTGTTCGTCTTCAGTGAGGGCCGCGGCTGAATACTTTTCATAAAGTTCCCGCTGCTTCTTCCCTTTCGACGGATTGAAGGAGTAGGATTCCTTGGCCCACCAGCCAATGAAAATCCCCTGCTTCACCATCGGGTCTTCGCGCGCATCCTCCCACATTTCGTGGAACATGTTGTAACCGCGAGCCGTGGATTCAAACATGTATAGCCGTGCAGGGTATTCAGCGGCAAGCGACTTCTGCAAAGACTCAAGACCTTCTTGGTCGCCCCAAGAACTACACTCCGTAGCGTGCAAGAAGTTGTAAGCGCGGGAGCGGCCAAGGCCGCCATTCTTTCGAGTTCCGGCGACGAGGTAGTCTAAGCTACTGCCGTTTGAAAGAACCAGTCCGTCTTTGTTGTGGGAGACGATAGGGATAGCGAAGCTTCGCGGAAGGCTCTCCAACATACGTGTGATCAGTATTCGAATCTTTTCCTTGTTCGGAGCCGTGTCCGTGACGAGGCCGCCCTGCAAGCCAGGGAAGTAGCTGATCCAGAACAAGTCGAGAAGGATGCTTCCGGTCGTGATGCCCAACTGCCGGGCTTTCAAAATCACGAACCAGTGGATGTCTTTTTGAAGACCAGCGAACACGCCGTCGAAGAACATCCGCTGCGCAAAGTACGGGTTTGTAAAGCTGATAACGCCAGCTTCTTTCGAGTCGATCTTTACCTGCGCGGCAAATTCGTAGAACATTTCCCGAATCATGGGGATATCGTCAGGATCAAACTCGTGTGCCGGCGGCTCGATCAGATCACTCATTTGGTGGTTCTCCAAGCAGGTCTAAAATTTCCCAGTGTGGAATCCCTTTCGGGCGCGGAAGGTCTTGACGAATCCCGCTCACTTTCAGGTTCGCCTTCCTACAGTCCAGATGGTTATCCGAGATATACGTCACACGGTGCGGGAGCGGCACATCGCAGACGAGTCTCGAAAGGTGCAAGTGTCGAGGCTTGCCCTGCACGATGACTGTCGTGTAGACGTAGCGGTGGTAGACTGCGCGGCCATTCTTATGCCGCATCTGGCGCTTGATGTACCATCTAAAACGAGAACAGCGTTCGTAGTCTTCATCATCTACGAACGCTGTATTTCGAAGGTCTATGCGTAGTTTTTTCATAGGGGGCAGTATGCCCCCCGAATATTAACTAATCAATTAGGCTGGGTTTCGGAAGCAGGTGCTTCCGGAGTCGGGGTCTGCGCCGCGATGATAGCACGTTCGCCATGACCGCGAAGTTTCGTAATCAAGCCTGCGACTTCTTTGAAGGGCTTCTCAGCCAGGGCGATCAGAATTTGATCGAGTTCCTGAATGTCGTGTTCGATAGTGACGAGGATGGACATGGTAGACTCCTTAGACCCTGGTTTCCGTTACATAAAAGTTATGCCGCAACAGCAAGCAAACCTGCTCCATTATTGAAGTAAGATGCTGCTGGTGAAGTCGCCGCCGTAACATTTCCGCGAAGGTTGCCCGAAGCGATAAAGATATTTGCCGCTTGCGCTGTTGACGCAGCACTTAATCCGTAAAGTTGATTTGTGCTAGTAGAGTTGCCAGCAGTTAAGTTTGAAATTGTCAATACACAAGTTGTAGAAGTAACTGCAACGCCTTGTTGGTTACTGCCTGCGGCACCATTATCCTGGGCAACAAGCCCTACAATACTAACATGCGTAACAACATTGTTGTAAATTGAAACTCCAGCCCAAGAGTTAAATTGCACTACGCCTGAAAGAATGAAATTACTGTCCGTTCGTCCGCTTGTTTGGATAACAAAGCCTGTTCCAACATTAGATTTGCTAGTTGCTTGATTTCGGCCTGTGTTTGCTTGCCCAGCATATTCACAAAAGATGGAAAGAAATTGGTTATTTCGACCTGCGTTATTAAAAGCTATACCACTATTTCCATCAAAAGAGGAATAACAATTCGTCGCAAGAATATCATTCCATGCAGTGCCTGCGGGGCCGTCCCATAACATACCATTGCCGTTATTGGCGTAACTGCCAACATTCAGCATAATAGGGCCAGTCTGGTCCACATTATCCCCACCGCCTTGTGAAGCAGTGTAGAAATGATAACCACAGCCGTTGTTGAATTGACTGATAAGATTGTCCATTACCCACTGAAAAGAGGGTGTCCCTAGAACTGTAGTGCAATTAAATCCGTGGGAATAATTGGACTGTGCAATGAGATAAGAAGCTGTAGCCGTTGAAACAGCCCCAAGATCAAACCCATACCAATGGTTTTCTGAAAGAATTTTATTCAAAAATCCAGTGCAATTAGCAGGTATTAAAATACCTGCTCCTGCTGTAGGTGTGACATTGCGCGTTATCGTTAAGTTAGAAATATCGAATCCGTTCACACCAACGATTGCATCAAGCGTTGTGCTTGTGCTTGTCAATATTGTGAGATATTGCCCTGCCCCAAAAATAGGGGCATTACTCACCGTTATCTGTGTAATCAGATAATTTCCTGGAGGAATATAAACAGGCTGGCCTGTGTTAATTGCGTTTTGAATAGCTGTGTTACTAGGTGCCATACCTGTCGGGTCTGCACCAAAATCCAGCACGTTCACCCAGTCTGCAAACCGTGTCGCCAGCGAACGCGGAGTCGTGCTGCCAGTGGCAGTGACAGGTATGAGTGAAGTGTTAGCAACACCAGTCCCACCGCTGGTCTGTGCCAATGGCACTGTCGTGGTCAGAGTAGTGAACGCACCTGTATTCGGAGTTGTGTTTCCGATAGGTGGCGGCGAAGCCAGCAAGCCGGAGAA